GTAGAAGACGGCGAGGGCCTGCGGGCCGGTGTACGGGTGGGTCCAGCCGTGGGCGGCGGCCGGAGCGGGGCGGTGCTGCGCGGGGCGACGCATCTGTACAAGTCCTCCCAGACTCGTGTTGCTTCCAGGCCCCGCGCCTGAGATCAAGGACAGCACAGATTTCACCGTGTGTTCCCTCCGCTCCCCTGCGCCCCGCCCGCGTCGGTGGTCTCCTCGTCTTCGCCGGTGCCGGTGGCGGGCAGGACGACGGGCGGGGTTTCCGGCTCGTCGGGGGCCTGCCGGCCGAGGAAGGAGGCGACTTCCTCGGTGTTGCCGAGGGCGTCGGCGAGGGCGCGGGCGTCCTCGAAGGAGCGGGCGTCGATGCGGCGGATTTCGTCCTCGGCGTCCTCGATGGGCCAGCCGATCTCCTGGAGGCGGCGGATCGCGGTCTCGAGGCTGATGAGCTTGGCGTTGCGGGCGGTGGCGACTTCCTCGAGGACGGCCGCCTTGTCGGTCGGGGTGTAGGCGCCGCGGGTGAGCTTGGCGGGCAGGACGGGCAGGCCGACCCAGTCGGGGTGCTGGCCGGCCTGGAAGAGCCGCTGAACGAACTTGGGCAGGAGCCGGTCGGCGTGGTCGCGGGCCAGGCGCATCCCGGAGATGAGGGAGTCGAGCGGGCCGAGGGCGAGTTCGAGCTGGTAGCCGGAGGTGAACTGCGCGGGGTCGGAGGTGCCGAGGGCGACGGCGGGGAGGCGGGCGGTGGTGGCGGCCCGGTCTTTCAGGTCGTGGACGTGGTTGCGGAGTTCGGCGAGGTTGCCGCTGGTGTCGACGGAGGTGATGGCGCCGCCCTCGCCGACGGTGAGGACCATGCCGGGGCCGGCGGTGTAGTGCTGCTGGCCGGTGATGGCCTTGCCGGAGATGGCGAGGATGGGCGAGCCGGTGGTGGCAGAGGCGCGGGAGGAGTCCGTGTCGGAGCCGGACAGTTCGTCGAACACCTGGAGGACCTTGGCGAGGGACGACTGTCCCCAGTGTTCGCCGGGCTCCGGGACCGTGTTGGGGACGTGGATGATCGGGACGAAGTCCTGGTAGAGGTCGAGCTGGTCGAGGACCTCGCCCTGGGCGTTGGTCGCGAAGTGCGCCTTGTCCATGGGCAGGCTGTCGACGTCGACGGGCCCCTTCAGATCTCCGAGGGCCCAGGTCGCGTCGGTGAGGTAGACGGTCTTGTACGAGGGCTTCTCGGACCACGGGTACAGGCGGGTGATCGTGCCCTGTTGGTCGAGGAGGTCGCCTTGGCCGAGGACGGGCTGGGACGGTTGGTCGTCGGTGGCCTCGGACATGACGGTGGCTCGGACGGCGCGGCCGGTGCGGTCGACTCCGTTGGCGGTCCGGGGGCGGATCCAGTCGAGGTGGTAGGTGATGCGGCGCAGCCGGGCGGGCAGGCCGCGGGCCTTGTCCTCGGGGAGTTCCCAGGCGAGGTGGACGCGGTCGGGGAAGTCGGAGCCGTCGGAGTCCTCGTCAAGGACCGGGAAGAAGAAGCCGGGGTCGTAGGTCTTGATGCGGACGCGCTGCTTGTCGGCGTCCCAGTGCAGCAGGTAGACGCCGTCGCCGAGGGCGACGGCCTTGCGTTCGGTCTGGAGGAGCCGCATGGGGAGGAGTTCCTCATCGGCCCACTCCCGCAGCAGGGTCTGTACCCGCTCGGCGGTCTCGGCGTCGGGGGTGGAGTCGTCGCCGCCGGCCTGCTCGGCGCCGGGCACGGTGATGGTCTGCTCTTCGCCAAGCACGTGCGAGGTGATGGTGTCGACGAACATGGACGGGTCGCCGAACTCGCGGCGCTCGCGGGCGTCGTCTCCGTCTCGGAAGGCGGTGAGCTCGGCGACCTGGTTGTTGTCGTAGGCGGTGAGCATCTTGTAGGCGGCGAGACGACGTTCGTCGGCGGCCGGTACCCAGGTGGCGTGGGCCTCGGGGAACGCGCGGCGGTTGGGCATGCCGAGGCTGTCGGAGTACAGGGGCTTGTAGTTCAGCCATGACCAGGCGTCGATGATCGCCGCCTTGACGCCGGTGAAGAGGCCCACAGCGTTCCTTCCCGCTGATCTAGGCCCCGCGCCTATCGATCAGGGTACGGGCGGCGGCGGAAATGGTTCCCACGGGCCGGGTCCTGATGGGATTTCACCCCTATGGGTTACTCCACGTGGACATTTTCGGTGCCCTCTGGCCTTGTTTGCGGCATTTGCGGCGGATCGCTTGCACAGGGAGGTCCGTGGAGGGTTCCGGAAGGACGTAGACTCCCCGCAGAGAGTTCGTACTTCGTCGACCCCTCAAGCATCCCTCCGGTACCGCGGTCCGGAGAGGAAGCGGCCACTCCGGATCACAAGTCCAGGGCCGCACGCAAAGGGTGATCATGAAAAACGAACAGCCGGACTGGAGCTTCTGGTGCTTCGTCATCGCGCTCCTGGAGTTGGCCCTCCAGGTGATGACGAGCCGGTAACCCCAACCCGGCAGCTCGCTCAATAGGGCAGGACCGCCTCCCAGCCAGGGGGGCGGTTCTGTTTTTGTGTGCTGTCACGCAGCTTGAGATGCGTTGGCACGGAAGCCAATGTACATCGCTTCTTCGATTAGGACGAACTCGCTGGCACCAAATCACACTCTCAAATCACGGCCTGCACCATTTGCTGCAAGACCTCAACCTGCGGTTTCAACGTCCTAGCAAAGTGCAGGAGACAGTTTCGCCACTACAACTTTGACGCGCCGCAAGCTAGTTGACTGCGGCCAACTTCCTTCACCGACGTCCCAGCAACCGCTGGTCACGGTAGGGCTGCGTGCCCAGCCCCTGCTGGGACGGGTCTGCCAGCTCTGTCAGGGCGTGCACAGCTGCGTCCATACGGTCTGGAGAGTCCATGCCGGGAAGCCAAGTGACCATCTGTCCTTCAAGCTCGGTGAACTCTCCAACATGGTGCACTTTGCCCTGCTTGTACAGTTGCGCGATGGGCTCCGCGCGGAGGCGTTTGCCCTGCTTTGCGTGAACTTCGATGATCGACGGCATGAGCATCCCGCCGGTCTCGCCCAGGCGCTGAAGCTCCTGCCACCCCTGGACAACGATCTGGCGGGCCATGTCCCCGCCAAAGTTCCGTTCCACCAGGATCGCGTCTGCCTGCCGTTCGATCGCCAGCTTGCAGACCTCCACACCCCAGGTTTCCGCGCCCATGGTGCGGGAGCGGTCGTCGAGGACGTACATGTCCCCGCCCGCGTCCCGGGCCGCAGAGATGAGGCCGACTTCGTCGTTGCGGAGGGTGTCGCCGCCGGCGTGGTCGACGGCCACGACGACGCGGGTGGGGGTGATCCCGGGCCAGGCTTCGGGCTTGATGCGGTTGCCGGTGATCCACGCCCACTTCCACACGCCGCCCTCGAGCGGGCGCGGCTTTTGCTGGTAGAGGGCGTACCAGACGCGTTCGCCGACGGACTCGCGGATGTCGGCGAGCTCGGCGGCGTCGTACTGCTCGGGCCACAGGGGTTCGCCAAGGTCGCGGTGGAGGGGGTCTTCGGTGCTGTCGGCGATGGCGGGCAGGTCGATTTGGAGCCAGCGGTGGGGTTCGTGCTGGAGGAGCCGGCCGGAGAGGTCGTCTTCGTGCCAGCGGGTGTTGATCAGGATGAGGGAGGCGCCGGGGGCTCGGCGGGTGAAGAACACGGAGCGGTACCACTCCCAGACGCGTTCGCGTTGGGCGGGGGATGCTGCGTCGTCGTGGCCTTTGAAGGGGTCGTCGATGATGCCGAGGTTGAAGCCCTTGCCGGTGAGGCCGCCGCCGACGCCGGCGGTGACCATGCCGCCGCGGACGGAGGATCCGCGCTGCTGCTCGAGGTCGAATCGGTTGGCGGCGTGGGAGGCGGGGTGGAGCTTGATTCCGAGGACGCTGGAGTACTCGCGGAGCTGGTCGCGCACCCACCGGCCGTGGTCGTCGGCGAGGTCGGCGCCGTAGGAGGCGATCATCACGCGGTGTTCGGGGTGGCGGCGCAGGTACCACAGGGGTCCCCAGCGTGAGGCTCTCTGAGACTTCCCGTGCCGCGGCGGGCAGGTCAGCATCACCTGCAACCGCTCCCCTGCGGCGATCCGCCGGAAAGCACTGTCGATCATGTCGAGGTGGCGGGCCTGCTTCTCCCGCCGCTCGGTGAGGACCGCGGCCAGGGCCCCCGGCGAGCGGTCCATAGCGATTTCGCGCTCGATGCGGGCGAGCTTGATGCGGGTCTCGGGGCGGGCGCGGGCGATGACGCGGCGGCGCTGCGCGGCCGGCAGTCTCCGGTACTGCTGCTCCAGCGACTGCTGCCGGTCAGGCGTCGCTGTCGTCATCCTCGTCCTCTTCGTCTTCGATCAGGTCCTCGTCCTGGTCGTCGTCGAAGTCGGCGTCCGGGTCGATGGCGGGGATCTCTGCGTTGTCCCGGTCGGAGATGTCGATGAGGGCCAGGATCTCGGCGGCCTCACCGCTGGAGAACGGGATGGCGCCGCCGTCGGGGCCGCTGATCTCGGTCCGTACGGGAACCTTCAGGCCGAACAGGTCGGTGAGGTCGGCGATGTACCTGCGGGCCTGCTCCCCGGCCTTGAGGTCGCCGTCCTCGGCCAGCGGCATCACCGCGCGTAGCAGGGACTCTAGGCGGGCGCCCTGGATGAACCGGTACAGACCGGCTTCTTGGACCTCGAGGTCGTGGGCTTTCTTGATGGCGCGGGAGAGGTCTTTGCGGGCGGTGCCGGGGGACATGTCGAAGTGCTCGGCGATCTCTTGGGCGCTGCACCCTTGGATCTTCATGATGAGCATCTCGCGGCGTCGCGTGGCGACGTCGGCTTGCTTGGCCTTGGACGGTGGCATGGCGGTGGGGCTCCCGCTGTGTGGTTGTCAGGGCCCCCGCGCCTGTTACGGATGATCGCCGATTTCTCCGTTTGTGTTCCCTCGGCCGGGCCTCAAGGTGGATCCTGCGCGGATGAGCGAGACGGAGAAGCGGGGCTGGCGGCCTACCCGCGGGCAGAAGATCGTGGCTGTGCTGGTGCTGTTGATCGGGTGGACGGCGTTGGCCGGGCAGTGGGCGGACAAGGGATGCAACCTTGCGCAGGGGTACAGCCTGGTGATCCAGCATGGGACGCCGGATCGGGATGAGGGGTGTGAGGACGAGCCGTCGGGGCCGTCGTACACGGATGACTACTACCGCTAGGTATGCGAGCGGCCCCGCCACCTCGGGGGGATTTCGGTGGCGGGGCCGTCTGCTGCTCGGGCACCGCGGTGAAGGGGGCGCGAGCGGTCTGGGGGGTGCGGGGTCGGGGCGTTTCGGCGCGGGGGTGCTAAAACGCCCCGCCCTGCACATCTGTGATGGTGCCGTATGCGGATGGGTTTGTCAGAGGCGCTTCCCCCGGCCCGTTCCCGGGACGCGGGTTCAGTCGCTGGTGTCGTCGGTGGGGCCTGGGCCGGGCCCGTACATGCCGCGGCGTTCCTTGCCGGTGGGGTCGGTCTGCCGGTGGACCTTCCCGGCTTTGATGAGCCGGCCGAGGGTGTTGTCGAGGGTGGAGCCTTCGGTGAGGCCGGTGAGGTTGCGGATGGTGTCCTTGTCGACGTAGTTGACCTCGAGGCCGAGGGGGTCGGCGAACCGCTGTAGGACGGTGAGGATCTTGTCTTCGGCGGTCTCGGTCTTCTTCGGGGTGTCGAATCCGGCGAAGAACGTGGCTGGGCTGTCGAGGCCGTCGTCGGTGGGCTGGTCGCCGGGGAGGACGGACTGGGTGGCGAGTTCGTGGCGGTCGTCCCAGAAGGGCCAGTCGGCGGGGTAGGCGATGTTGTCCGTGTCGATGTACGGGGTGGCGTCCTCGAGGATCCAGTTGCGCATCATCTCTGCGTGAGCGCCGGGGCTGGCTGTGAAGGCAAGGCCGAACGTGCGCTCTGGGTCATTGAGAGGCTTGGTGGGGTCGTAGACGATGTCGCGGTCGCCAGACCAGGCCGGTGGGATGTCGGCGGGATTGCAGCCGGCGAAGTTCTCGGGCAGGTCGATCAGGTGCTTCTGCTGGGAGTCGGAGCGCAGGAGAATGAGGCTTCCGCCGTAGAAGACGTTGTCGCGGATGGCTGCGTCGCCGCCGAGCTGAGCGAGCTGCATGAGCTGGTTGGCGAGAATGACGGGCATGCCGAGGGAGCGGCCCAGGGTGGCGCCCGCGTTGATGATGAAGGTGGCTTCCTTGCGGTGTTCGGCGTTCTCACCAAGGAGTTTGCTGGCCTCGTCGAGGATCAGGGGGGCCCAGGGCCGGTCGGGGCTGGACTGGAAGTTCTTCATGCCGATCCGGGCAGACTCTGCGACGCGGTGCTGGAGGCCGTGGTACCAGATGCGGAGTGCGCCGAGGGCGTCGTCGGGGCCGAGACCGGAGTAGGCGGCCATGGCGTCGATGGCGGGGTTGGATGAGCCCTTGGGGTCGGCGTTGATGATGGCGGATCCGCTGACGTGGTGGGCGAGGGCAATGAGCTGAAGGGTGCCGCCCTTTCCGGATCCGGTGACGCCGGCCACGATCACGTGCTGGGCGCCCAGGTTGGGGTCCCACAGTTGGATTCGTGCGGGGAACCCGGAGACGCCGGGGCCGAGCTGGATGTAGCCGTTCTCGTTGGGCTTGAGGACGTGCACGCCGGGGAAGGCGGCGCCCTTCTGGAGGGGGTTGTGGGCCATCTTGCGGATGACGGCTTCGCGGGGGTTTTGGCGGGGTTCGTAGGAGACGAGGAGGGGGGTGGTGCGCAGGGCTCCGGCGAGGTCGAGGCGGTCGGGGTGGCGGAGGCGGTCCATGTCCTCGCCGGCGACGACGACGGCGACCTGCCCGCCGGTGTTGGGGTCGTCCTGGATGTTCTCGAGGTGGGCGCCGGCCATGAGGCCGCCGGGCTTGGCGACCCACTTGCGCCAGGCGCCTTGGAGGGTTGTGGTGTCGAGGTCGGCGGGGGCGGTGAGGTTGACGGTGAGGTGGCGTTCGCCGGCGTGGGTGCCGTTGGTGAGGGTGATCCAGGTGGTGGGGACGCTGTAGACGCTGGAGATGGTGTCGGGGGTGACGGTGACGGAGGTTCCGGCGGGGGCGGTGATGGTGCCGGTCCAGCGGCGGGGGTTGTAGGTGTGCAG